TGTAGTTATCTTTAGCGTAGGCTTTTAGGTCCACAATTGTGTTATAGGCCAGTTTATCAGCAGCTACAGTAGCTATTGTACTTCCAGCAACCAAACCATTAGTTGCATCCCATCTTCTATGTCTATTAGAAGTTGGAGCTGTGACATCGCCATTAAAAGCGAGATCACCTAAGTTTTGACCTGAAGTATAAACCGGTCTTAACGCACCATTGTTCTTTTGCGTGTAAGCAACACCAGTTAGCGTTAAAAACGCTAATTGGTCAATTCTATCGGCAATTGCATAAGCAAGTGCATCTCTAGAATGCTCACGAAAAGTAACAACTGATTTTTGATCCGCTAGACGACCTGCGAGTCTATTCGCAAATCTCAATTGATCTAGTTGAATCACTATGTCGTATGCACGTAACGATTCTTCGTTACCTTCCAGTGTGTTGTCTCCAGTCACACCATCACCAGTCATATCAGCAAGTAGAGTCAATACTGCTCTAGCTCCCTTGTCTGACTTAGTGAGTTCACTAACTCTCTGGACCATTGCATTAGATCCAGAACCAGCGAATTGGTTGATAAACGACATGTTACGAGCAACGCGCCAAAAGTCACGTGACCAAGCCGTTAATTGTTCGGAGGTCAGTGACGCGAAATTAGTATTAGCCATTAGGCTTCTCCTATATTACGTTACTATTTAACCTGCCAACTTATGGGGTGACAAACCAACCCGTATACCTCGTGTCGTGAGGAAACGACTCCGCGACTTTAACGAATGCGACCTCGATCAGATTTACGTCAATGATGGACGAAAGCGTTTGTTTACCTTAACGACCAGGGCCAGATATCGTTCTGACTTAACGAATTCTTATATGATATATGACTCTTTACCCAAAGTCACCACGCAATCTACGTAAAGTTTCCTCTGGTAAAGCATTAAACTCATCTTCTGATAAAGCATTCACATCAAGTGTCCCTTCTCCCCGCTCAGCATTACCTTGACCTTTAAGTTCAGGTGGTTGAGATTCAGATACTTCTATCTTTTTTTGTACCATAGCTTTCTTTTTCTTTTGTACAATCTTACCATTCCCTTTTTTAGGTAAAGAAGCCTCTTCTGCTACTGGTTGATTTCCTGCTAAAACATATTTAGTCGCTTTAGTTAAAGCATCAGCTGCTTGATACCCTTGTACTATAAAAGCATCACGAAGATCAATTACTTCATCAGCTGTCTCCTTAATATATTCCTGACTATTTTCATCAAGAATGGGATTTTGTTCTTGTATAAACTGAGCTGTTGTTTGTAATTGCATAGCCTCTTGGCTTTGTTGAACTGTCTGTCCTAACTTCTGCTGAACCTCAAACATGGTTTGTGCTCTTTCAGCATTTCTTATTTCAGTTCGTAAAGATGTAGCTTTTTCAATCTCTCCATCAAGCACTAATTGCTGATACTCAGATTCTTTAACTTCAAACTCATATTTAGGGGCCTCAGCTTGCACTTCAGCTTGTTGAGCCAGTTGTTCATCTAATTTCTTTTGTAAAACCTTTTGTTTAGCTAAAACTTCATCCAATCTAGACTTAGGAATCATAGGAGATTTTTTCTTATCTTCTACTTCAGATTCAGATTCAGATTCAGATTCATCAGCCTCCGCCACCACTTCTTCTTCGGCAGGCTCTTCAACTTGTTCACCTCCTTCATCATCATCCTTTGACGTATCATCCGTTTCTGCAGGCGCCTCTTCCTCTGGTTTGTCATCTTCTGTCTGATCTGTTGCTGCTTCCTGATTTTCTTCACTATCCTCCTCCTTGGGATTACCTTCCAAATCTAAATCGAAGCTTAAATCCTCTTTAAATGGTGCTGCCTCTTTTTCAGTTACTTTATCAGCTCCTGGTATACCATCATATACAACATCTAAAATGCCTATTTCTTCTGATTGTGGTGCATCTTCTATTTTTGCTTTTGCTTTTGCCATAGTTTTTTACTCCTATATTATTTACTACCTATTGCAGTTACAGCCATTTTAACAGCGGCTTGAGTGTCTGTCTGCCCCCTACGCATTTGATTTGTATCCGCAGATAATTGCCTACGTAACTCAAGTTCTTCCCTCTTTAATTGAATTTCAGTTTGAAGTTTAGCTATTTGTATCTGTGGATCTATCTCCATCAAATCCTGAGCTTTAGCTGCATTAAGCTGGGTTTCTGATTGTGTTCTACCAACGTCTGCTTCTAACTGAGATATTTGTAATTCTATTTGTTTAATTTGTGCCTCTGCTTGGAACTGCATAATTGCTGCTTCCTCCTCAGTTGGTGGTTCCTGACCAGTCATAACTCTAATACGTCTGGCCAACTCCCCTTTTCTCTGTAAGTTTGAGTATTCTATAATAATATCATCAGGTATAGGGATCCCTAATTGTTTTAATTCAATTGCTTGTGCAAACTGCATATCATCAAAACTGTCCCTAGATGGTGCAGTACTTACAATTACATCATATTCACCAAGTGTTAAATCATTAATAACTATACCTTCAGGGGTCATTTGATTAATTACCATTGGTTCACGTGGTTTCATAGGATCTTCTTCATTTGTAACTTGAATAACCCGTTCCTCAGTATAAAATCTTTGTACTAAACCTAATATATTTTCCGCCAGATATTGTCTTGTCTTAGTCAAGTTATCTAATGGAACCTGAATCATCATAGCCCCACGTTCTTGTTTAGCCCTTATAGCTACACCTGATACTTCTGGTTTATCAGTACCCAACATAGCATCACCAATACCGCTTATTTCTTTTACATTAAATGCAGCTTTCATAGCTATACGATCTAAACCAGTGGGGATTGTGTTGGGTGGAATTTTGGCAGGGAGGCTGGAGCCACGATTGTACTCAAGAACCAATCCTGTCTCCGCCCCATGTTCCTCTAAATCATCTGCTGTCATACCTACTAAAGATCCAGACTCTACCATCCATCCACTATTAGCAGTTGTATTTACTATGTGTAATTCCTGAGATGATATTTTATTAAGCTGTTCTTGAGGTGAAAGTAAATTTCTCACCATACCAAATGGTTTACCTCTTCGCCAATAGGGGAAATAAGGCACAATTGTAAAATCAGCATAAGGAGACCAATCATCATGAAGCACTACTTTATCAGCAGTTACTGTCCATTTAATCATTTTAATTAATTTCTTAATTACCCCTAATCCATACTGATCTGCAAATTTATTTCTCTTCTGTTTTGACCAACCATAAGGGACTTCCCTCATATCCCCTGTAAATTCATCCACAAAAAATTCACAATTCATAAGCTTGCGGTGTTGCCGTTCAATAACCCTTATCGCCCTAACTGCTCCAACTTCTTCTGGAATATTTGGAGATACTGTTCCTGAATATTCCAGATTAGCATTTGTATCCCCATATCTTTGTTCTTCATATTCAATAGAGTCCATTCCGTAACTTGAACCATTCTCCGCTATAACCCTCAATTTATCTGCTTTTTTCTGACCATACAATTCTTCAATCTCATCCGTTGTCATCCAACGGGTCTTGAATACTTCATCCCATGTCTTTGGATCCCAGTCTTTTGCATCCGGGTCTATCAATATGTCTAATGGATCTTCAGCTTTTATTCTTACTTCCCCTTCAATGTGATCACTAAAATCCATACGTATATCAAAATAACCACGGTCCTGAATTAAACCATCCGTAAATACTTGGCTCTCTACCCAATCTAATTTATTATTATCTCCAATCTGTTTAAATAATTTATTAAGTACAACTGCTGTTTCTTCATCAGCATTTCTTCTTGGCTTAAATGAAATATCCATTCTCCTCGTGGACTGTTCACCTATTACCGTATTTATTGTTGGAAGTATTGTGTTAATCGTAAGTGCGGGTCTACCTTCTTCATCCAAGGCAGCAATATCTGCTTGATCCCACTGGTCTCCCCGATAAAAAGCATCGCAGCGTTTAGCCATCTCAACATAAGTTGTATGACCACTATCCCTAGCCCTTTTGTAACGATCCCAATTATTTCTGGAAATACGTTCTTCTTCCTCGGCACTTATTTTTTTCTGTTTTTTACTATATCTAGGATCTGGCATTATGCTCTCATTGCTGTTTTATCTCTCTCACCTTTTGCTATGGCTCTTAACTTATCTCTCCAGGATGGGATATGCACAACTGGTTCAATATAAGTACCAAACTCAGCCATCATTAATCCAACCCATGCCAAAGCATCAACTTGGTCATCGTGTACCCCATTAGGGAAACGTAATAATTCTGCAACTAGTGGACCTGTCCAAATTTCATCCTTTGGAATCTTAACCATCCCCTGTTGCATTCTACCTTGTATCGCCCTCGCTCTTGCTTCTTTATCTCGCCTTCCAGGTTTTAAATCTTTAAAATAGGCCTCGTATAGTTTACGCTCTCTTATCCTCTTTTCCAAGAATGGACCAAGGGCCATTTCTATGTGACCTTTCTCAATGCCAATTATGCTTGGTCTCCACTGTTGATACAAGTCTAAAATGCGCTCAACTATATCAAAACCATCAAATTTTCCTCGGACAAGGTCAATTACATATATACAATCATATTCATCCACTCCCACGACAATCCCAACAGTGTAATCGTTCCTATCTCTTTGACCAATGGCCAAGTCCCATGCACAGTAAAACTTCATCCT